TTAATGTATGTTTTGATCCGGCACCTGATGTAATATATTCATCAAACAGTCCTTCAAGTTCACCGCCGGCTTCACGTGCTTTATCTTTTAAGATTTCCTGAATGTTAGGTCTTGCAGGAGTATCAGGTGCGCCTGTTGCTGATTGTTCAATAATTTCTGGCTTATTAATAGTTTCAAGCAAACGTTTAATTTCGTTTTGCAATGTATCTGATTCTGTTTCAGATAGTTCTAGTCCACGCAATTCCATACGTGCTAACCAAGCTAGCGTATTGATACATTCTCTTTCATCAATCTTACGCATAATTTTAGCCTCTTGCGGGCGATTACGCAAGTCTAAGTATTGTGCTAAGAATTCTTTAGCATCTTTTTTACCATAGAATCTTCCATACCATGTGAAACTACGCATAAGTGCAACTCGGCGTCTATCTGGATCGGGTTGTACAGCAAACATAGGTTCAGGACCTAAATATTCAGTGTCCGGGTCTCTGGGGTTAAGTGTCTTAACCTGTGAATAATCACTAGCTTTAATGATTTTACTTGCGGGTTTACGTGTTGCCATTAAGTTCTCCTAAATTTATAGCGCATTTATGTATTATAGCAGATGTTCCATTTGTTGTCAACCGTAAAATTGACCCATTTTCTTATTCTATTTACTGAACAGTACATAAACGATAAATAATAGATATGCCTAGATTATCATTATATCACCCCACGAAATCAAATGATTACCGTTTCTTTGATAGAACAATATCAGAGATGTTTACTGTTGGCTCCACTGATTTATATATTCACAAATACTTAGGACCAACAGATCAGGGTGCGAGTATTGACTATACACAGCCACAATATGATTCATTAAATCCAACCAATATACAAGATTTACTATTCTTAGAGAATAGAGATAGAACGTATGATCCTAATATTTATAGATTACGTGGTCATTATAATGTACAGAATTTAGATTTTGATTTAAGTCAATTTGGATTATTCTTAAACAATGACATTATCTTTATTACTGTTCATTATAACGATATGATTGATTTAGTTGGTCGTAAGTTAATGGTTGGTGATGTATTAGAATTACCTCACTTATTAGATTATAATCCATTAAAAGAAACTATACCAGTTGCATTAAAAAGATTTTATCAGATTACTGATGGTAATTTTGCTAGTGAAGGATTTAGTCCTACATGGTATCCGCATTTATGGCGTATTAAATGTGAACCATTAGTTGATAGTGAAGAATTTAGTCAGATATTATCTGAACCAATTAATCAAGATAATTACCTTGGATTATGGGATAGTAATAAAGTATATCCAGCTGGTTATAGTATTACATTTGGTGATAAGAATTATATATCTAAACAAGAAGTACCAATTGGTATTGTACCACCTAATACAGTATATTGGGAACTTGATCCTAATCAAAATCTCAAAGATATTCTTGCTACATATAATAAAAATCTACAAATCAATAATGCTATACTTGAAGAAGCTGACAGATTAGTACCTAAGTCAGGTTATGATAGAACTAATTTATATATTGTTCCTACATATGGTGTATATGAAAGTGATACTGAATTATCAGGTAAATATAATCAGCCTGCTCCACCTATAAATGTTTTAGCTAACAATAATGGTGCTCCTGTTGTTGCAACTGGTGTGGTAGCAATAGTTCGTAGTCCTGCATACAAAAATGCAAGTCCTATATTACGTATACCTAAAACAACTGTACAAAGTATTTGGGATATGTCAGCAGACATGACATTTGATCCCTTAAGGGTTGCAAGACAGATAAACTTAGAGACAGCTACTATTGCACCAACACTAATTGGTAATGGTTCAGGTGCGGTTGAAGGTGAGATTGTATTAACCGCATTGCCAACAGGGCCTATTACAGGACCATATGGTACATCAGATAATACATATGCTTTTGCCGATCAAAATCCAGAAGCTCCGAACTTTACAGGAACAGAACCATACGGTCCAGATACTATGGACTATCGTGCAGATACTGATCCACGATTCCAATTCATTGCTCGTAGTAGCCCAAGAAGCTTTGGCTATACAACTGGCTATTTAGATGGCACTGCAGAAGCACCAAATGGATTCCCGACAGGGGCAGGAATTGCTTTCCCGCAAAATCCAGAAGTGGGTGCATACTTCTTACGTACAGACTATCTACCGCAAATTCTCTATCGCTGGGATGGTAGAATATGGGTTCGTATATCTAAAAATGTCAGAACGCCTACAGGCTTCACTGAAACAGATTTGTCACAACAATCTAGCTTCATAAATAATAGTAATGTAACAATAACAACTGATGGTACAAGTATACCACAGAAACAAGCATTGTCAACTATTTTGACAATAGCACCAGATCCAATTCCACCGGTAATATAATATATGGCAGCTTTCTTTTATGATAATCAGGTCCGCAGATTTCTAATTCAATTTGGAAAAATCTTTAGTAATTGGTATGTTACTAAAGGTAAAGACCCGGCGGGTAATGAAATACTTGTTCGTGTACCAATTATGTATGGTGATTCAAGTAGACAAGCAAGTACAATCATTGCTAACAATAGTGCTAGCAATTTACCTAGCGCACCGTTAATCACTTATTATATTACTGCTTTAGAATACGATCAACGTAGAACACAAGACCCTACATTCATTGACAAGATACAAGTTCGTCAACGTAGTTATAATAGTGAAACACAAAGTTATGAGACAGTGCAAGGTCAAGCATTTACTGTTGAAAGATTAATGCCAGTGCCGTATACATTAAGAATGACTGTAGATTTGTGGACAACTAATTATAATCAAAAATTACAATTGATTGAACAATTAGGTACACTATTCAATCCTTCATTAGAAATACAAAGTACTGATAACTTTATTGATTGGACTTCACTATCAGTTGTTTACCAAGATGGTTTAACCTTCAGCAGTCGTAGCATACCACAAGGTACAGGTAATCCTATTGATGTAATGAGTTGGAAATTCTATATGCCTATATGGATTAGCAATGCGGCTAAACTTAAAAAGATGGGTGTTATTGAAAAGATTATAGCAAGTATATTCTCTGGTAAAGCACTAGATGATATACAGAATGATGATTTATTATTAGGTACACGACAAAAGATTACTCCATATGGATACAAGTTACTATTGATAGGTAATAGTTTACAATTATTACCAGCTAATCAAGATTTTTATCCAAGCAATGAGGATTTAGATTTACCACCTAACCCTAATACAAGTTTGTATTGGTCAAGTCTATTGAATGTATACGGAACTGTAAGACCGGGTATTAGTCAGATATGGTTACAGAATCCTTTTATGGACACTGAGATTGTAGGTACTATTGTGCCTGACCCAGTAGATGATAGATTATTGATATATGATATTGACCCAGATACCCTGCCTCAAAATACATTGGATCCTGTAGACAGCGTGATTAACCCATTAGTCACAGGACCAAATGCAGGGTTACCTCCCGCAGAAAATGGAATGCGTTACCTAATAGTAGACAACATCGGTAGCGAAGGTGATACTACTATCGCATGGGGTAATGTAGTAGCATATGCCAATGATATTATTGAATATGATAGTTCTATGGGAGAATGGTTTGTATCATTTGATAGTGCCCAAGCTACTACAGTTGAATATGTTACCAATTTGACAACTAGCATACAGTATCGCTATGTTAATACCGAAGGTGCATGGATGAAATCTTGGGAAGGCTGGTACGACCAGGGTGATTATAGTATTGTAATCTAATTTACTTTATGCTATAATATGTTAGCATATGAATAATATCTCAGCAGGCGTTTTCTTTTACGCTAAAAACACACAACGATTCTTATACCTACTTAGAACGGATAATAAAAATCCGGGCAATTGGGGTATACCGGGAGGTAAAATTGAAAACGGTGAAACGTTACTTGTAGGTATTGAAAGAGAATGTACTGAAGAAATTGGGTACTTCCCAGATCATGCAAAACTAGTACCAATACAAAAGTTTGTTAATAATACATTTACATATCATACATTTTTTTGCAAGATAGATGAAGAATTTACCCCAGTATTAAATTATGAACATTGTGGATATGCATGGGTAGGTGATAATCAATATCCTAAACCATTACATCCTGGATTGTTTAGTACTGTAAACTTTGATGTTGTGCAGAAGAAATTAAAAGCACTTACAAAAAAAGAGACCTAAGTCTCTTTTTTTATTTTAGCAGTTTTGCTACTGTGTCAAAACCAAGTGACCCTATCACTATGCCTGCACCCATCATCATCCATCTCCACTTTTCTAGTGCAGAGACTTTTGACCCTAGTTCTTTATGAGCGGCAACATCTTCGTTACGCATATTAGTTAGAAGTGTTCTAGTTTCTTCTGCGTTACGGTCAAGACATTCATGCATCTCTTTAAGACTAGTTTTGATTTCGCTGACATCTTGTTCAATGTTTTTAACTTGAACTTGAAGTACAGCGATATCAGTTTCGGTCTTTGGCATTTTAATAGTTCTACCGGTTGCCATAATTAAGCACTAGCAATAGTTACGATCGGGTTAGGCTGACCGTTAGCCGCATTAGCAACCGCCGCAGTATTGAATGTAGCAATAATGTCAGGATTGACACTATATGCAACAGCAGTACCTGTACCAGATCCTGTGCCAGTAGCAGTGAATGTAATACCTGTCATATTAGCCATAGCACCAACTGCTGTCCAGTTTGTTGTACCTGCACTGTAAATTGTGTAAACAGTACCTGCTGATAATGAACCGGCTGCAACTTGTGTTGGGAATATTTCACTGTTGTAATCATTAATACTTGAAACATATGCTGTAGCAGAGGCTGCGTCAGTAGACAAGATGTTCATTGTATTTGGTGTCAACGCTGTATTTGCAACGTTAGCAGTATAGCATTGTGCTGTTAAACCAGTTGTGCCGCCTGTTACTAGATATTTTGTTTTGCCTTTTTGACGAACAATAAAGCCAGCTTCATCATTTGCATAAACAAATGCGGCTCCAGTTGAAGCTACGGCTGCATTTGCAACTAATTCAACTACATCTTGTTGTGCGTCTGGTGTACCAGTAGCACTTGACAAGTCAACTTCAGCACCGCCCAATGTTGTAGAAACAGTAAATGCGGCGGCGTTTGCGATTGCTTTGACAAAGTAAACTTGACCAGAAACTAGACCACCTAAGTTAGCAGTAAATCTTACTGTTCCGTTGGCTAATAATGTTTGAGCATTACCTGAAGTACCAATGATGTTACCTGTATTTTGTGTATTAGCAACCGCAACTGTTGTTAATCCTGGAACTGTGTTTGCAAAACCTATACTAGTGTAGTCTGTGCTACCATTAATGTTTGCGCTTGCTACCTGAATAGCAGAACCAACACTTAATGTATTAGCTAAATCAGTACCAATACCAGTTACATATGCAGTATTTGTAGCAGAATACAATGTACCTGTACCATTAATACCAATAGCAACACGTGTTAATACTTGCTTACCGACAATACTAGTATTGCCACCAACTACACCATATGTGTTAGCATTTGTTGCAGGGAAGCCTGCGCCACCTACTGGGTTATTGAAATAAGCATCAACAACACCAACAGACATTTTTACTGAACCACCTGAGGTATCAGTTAATGTTGCCATAACTTGAGGTTGAACACTTAAATCTGTAGCTGATACATCAAATGTAGTATTTGACAATATTGAATTTACAAAATATGTAACTCCTGCCGTTAGACCACCAACTGTAGTAGCTACTTGGAATGGCATTCCTTTAGCTACACCGACTGTTGGCGATGTAGTTAGATTTCCACCTGATATTGTAACGATACTGCCTGTAGCGGCTGTATCAGTAATTGTTAAGACTGCTTGAGCCTTTGCGATTTTT